TCGTTCAACACACTGCACAACAAAATCAACCCATATAAGGAAAGCTGATATGACCACTATTACCAGAGAAAGCGCGGAGATTAAATCATTCATCACTGGTTTCCTGAGCGATCCGGCGCACGATAACCAATCTTCAAACAGCCTGCTTACTAATGTGTTTCGTATCGCACTGGCGTCACTGGAAGCAGAGCCAGTGGCGTGGAAGGCAACCTTCACGCAAATTGACAATGAATATAATACGTTCACTGCTCTGTATTCTGACAAAGCAGAAGTCGAACGGTGGGTGCGATTGCATGAAATAGGTGACTTTCGGGCAGAAATAACACCGCTTTACGCAGCGCCGTCAGCGCCGGTAATTCCGGATGGTTGGATAAGCTGTAGTGAGCGGATGCCAGAGGACGGTCAGCACGTAATTATTTTATGTGATGGCGCATTCGTTCTTTATGCGCAATATCGAGACGGTGAGTTTTTTGATGTCGTCCGCAATGGTGAGGAGTTCTTCGAAACGCAGAGCCGCAATGTAACCGACTGGATGCCTCTACCAGAACCGCCGCAGGAGGTGAGTCGATGACCTGGCCTGAAGCATTCACAACAATTGCTGCGGGTGCTTGAGGCTATCTGCCTCAGGCATGAACACCAACGGCAGATAGAGAAAAGCCCCAGTTAACATTACGCGTCCTGCAAGACGCTTAACATTAATCTGAGGCTCAATCTATGAACGGCAAATCTAGGTTAGCCTCTTACGTGCCGAAAGGCAAGGAGAAGCAGGCTATGAAGCAGCAAAAGGCGATGTTAGTCGCCCTGATCGTCATCTGTTTAACCGTCATAGTGACGGCACTGGTAACGAGGAAAGACCTCTGTGAGGTACGAATCCGAACCGGCCAGACGGAGGTCGCTGTCTTCACAGCTTACGAACCTGAGGAGTAAGAGACCCGGCGGGGGAGAAATCCCTCGCCACCCCTGATGTGTCAGGCATCCTCAATGCACCCGCACTTAACCCGCTTCGGCGGGTTTTGTTTTTTCTGAGCATCCTGGTTTACAATCCACATGCCAGCCTGAACAACTGGCACCTGCTGCGCCAGCAGAGATAGCAGATGGCGCACAAAACCAAATTTCACAAATCTGATACCGACCTTACCATCCGGCACGGGCGGCGTTCACGCGCATTTAAAACCGACTGGTTCCAGCATGACCCCTGCACTGAAGAACAGGCCGAATGGCTGATTCAGAACTACCGCAGACGTGGCTATGAGTTTCAGAAAGACCTCAGTCTTGACTTCCGACACTGGATAATTTCCGTCAGGCTCCCCTATTCCGAACGCCCACCACGCCCGTCCCGCACATTCCAGCAACGCATCTGGAGGTAACGTGCGGGTATTACTTCGACCTGTTCCGGTACCGGAACTCGGGCTGGTGGTCCTTAAGCCGGGGCGTGAATCCATGCAGGTATTTCATAACCCTCGAGTGCTGGTGGAGCCTGAACCGAAAAGCATGCGCGGGCTGCCGTCCGGAGTCGTTCCCGCCGTTCGCCAGCCGCTGGCGGAAGACAAATCATTACTGCCATTTTTCAGCGACGAACGGGTGATTCGTGCTGCTGGCGGTGCTGGAGCACTGTCTGACTGGCTCCTGCGTCATGTTAAATCCTGCCAGTGGCCTCATGGTGATTACCATCACAGCGAAACCGTCATACATCGTTACGGTACTGGCGCGATGGTGTTGTGCTGGCACTGCGACAACCAGTTGCGTGACCAGACCTCCCAATCACTTGAGCAACTTGCTCACCAAAACCTGTCAGCATGGATGATTGACGTCATCCGTCACGCAATGAATGGCACACAGGAGCGGGAATTATCGCTGGCTGAATTATCCTGGTGGGCGGTCTGCAATCAGATGGTGGACGCACTACCTGAGGCAGTATCGCGTCGTTCACTGGGATTGCCAGCGGAAAAAATCCGCTCGGTGTACCGCGAAAGCGACATCATACCGGGAGAGCAGACAGCCACCAGCATACTGAAGCAGTGCACAAAAAATATTGCGCTACCACCTCACGCCCACCAGCAACAGAACCCACCACAGGAAAAGACGGTGGTCAGCATTGCCGTTGATCCGGATTCTCCTGAATCTTTCATGAAGCGACCTAAACGTCGCCGTTGGGTAAATGAGAAATATACGCGCTGGGTGAAGACACAGCCGTGTGCGTGTTGTGGTAAGCCAGCCGACGATCCCCATCACCTGATTGGTCATGGTCAGGGCGGAATGGGGACAAAAGCCCACGATATTTTCACGTTGCCGCTGTGTCGGGAACATCACAACGAGCTTCATGCTGATCCGCTGGCGTTCGAAGAAAAGCATGGTTCTCAGGTTGATTTGATTTTTCGTTTTCTTGAACACGCCTTTGCAACTGGTGTGCTCGGATAAAAGAGGTTACTGATGGGGATTGAATTTGTTTTGCCTTACCCGCCGACGGTGAACACCTACTGGCGACGTCGTGGCAGTACATATTTTGTATCAAAAGCCGGTGAGTGTTATCGCCGGGATGTGGCGCTAATTGTTCGCCAGCAGCGACTGAAATTAAACCTGTCCGGAAGGCTGGCAATAAAAATTACTGCGGAGCCACCGGATAAGCGCCGTCGTGACCTAGACAATATCCTGAAGGCACCGCTGGATGCGCTGACGCATGCTGGACTACTTATAGACGACGAGCAGTTTGATGAAATCAATATAGTGCGCGGTTTGCCTGTTCCTGGTGGGCGGCTGGACGTGAAGATTTACAAAATTGAAAGTGAGTGAGCGTAAATATGATATACCCGGAAATTACAGGCAAAAGCGGTGAGCATTTACGCCTGAAAACGCTGGAAAGTGTCTGGCTCCAGGGAAAACTGCGTATGTGGGGGCGTTGGTCGTATATTGGCGGCGGTAAGACGGGAAATATGTTCAACCAATTACTGACCTCTAAAAAGCTGACAAAAACGGCAATTAACGAGGCGCTCCGGAGGATGAAAAAAGCGGGTCTGGACAAACCTGAACTTGAGGCTTTTTTGCGGGATATGATCAACGGCAATCAAAAAAGCTGGCTGGCACATTGTACCGATTCAGAGGCGTTAATAATCGACAGGGTTATTGGTGAAGCCCTGGCAGGTTATCCCGGGCTGCTCAATGTCCTGAGTCAGCGTTATGTGGGGCGGGGGATGACTAAGCGCAAAATGGCTGAACTGCTGAATGATGCACACCCGGAATGGAGTTTAAGAACCTGTGAAAGACGCATTGAGCATTGGCTAAAGGTGGCAGAATTTATTTTGTACAAACCAATGGTTATGGCTTTTGGTATAGAGAAAAAAAGTTATTGCTTTTTGACGTAAAAACTGCTTCAATTCCGGTACGCTTCGCAAAGCTGTACCGCGAGGCGAATAGCAGACATGGACATTTGAAAGAGCCCGCTTTTTGCGGGTTTTTTTTATGCCTGAAAAACGGCACAGAACATTAAACGCGCTAGTGGTTCCGAATACCGGTCTTTCAGCTTGCTGGCTTTTTCGACAAGAGGTATTGGTATGTCACGTTAACCAGAAAAGGGAAAAGACATGCTAAAACAGCAGGATATGACTGAAACCGCCAGAGTGGTGTTTAATGAATTAAGCGTCACCGAACCGGCGACCGTCGGGGAAATTGCGCAGAATACGTACCTTTCACGCGAACGCTGTCAGTTAATACTGACCCAGCTTGTTATGGCGGGTCTGGCAGATCATCAGTTCGGTTGTTACAGACGCCTTCCGCAGTGAAGGCTTTTTAATTTGTGGTAATGGGCGGCTGGTGGGTGTTAGCGGCACCTGCCAGCCATCTGCTCATGCGTTGGGGTCACAAGCAAACCTCAGGCCCATCTGCTTTGCGCAAAAGCGGTATGAGCCTATCAGAGAAGTGCTTATTGATCTATGGTTAATACTGTAAAAATATCCAGTTGTGAGTTAATCAACGCTGATTGCCTGGAATTTATCCAGACCTTGCCGGAAAACTCTGTCGATCTGATAGTCACAGACCCGCCATACTTTAAAGTGAAGCCCGAAGGCTGGGATAACCAGTGGAAGGGCGACGATGATTACCTGAAATGGCTGGATCAGTGTCTGGCGCAATTCTGGCGGGTACTGAAACCTGCCGGAAGTCTCTACCTGTTCTGTGGTCATCGCCTGGCATCTGATATCGAAATCATGATGCGTCAGCGCTTTAATGTGCTGAACCACATTATCTGGGCGAAGCCGTCCGGACGCTGGAACGGATGCAACAAGGAAAGCCTGCGGGCGTATTTCCCGGCAACAGAACGCATTCTGTTTGCGGAACATTATCAGGGGCCATACCAGCCCAAAAATGACGGCTATGCGGCAAAGGGGCGCGAGCTAAAACAGCACGTCATGGCCCCGCTGATTTCTTACTTTCGTGATGCGCGTGAATCACTGGGGGTAACATCGAAACAGATAGCGGAAGCCACCGGAAAGAAAAACATGGCGTCACACTGGTTTGGTACCAGTCAGTGGCAGTTGCCGAACGAGGGTGATTACAGAAAACTGCAGGTGTTATTTGCACGTGTAGCGGCAGAAAAGCATCAGCGCGGAGAACTGGAAAAACCACATCACCAGCTGGTCAGCGCATACAGTGAACTGAACCGGCAATATGCCAGTCTGCTGGATGAATACAAATCACTGCGGCGTTATTTTTCCGTATCAGCTGCAGTGCCGTATACGGATGTCTGGACGCACAAGCCCGTGCAGTATTATCCGGGCAAACATCCCTGCGAAAAACCGGCGGATATGTTGCGGCAGATAATAGAGGCCAGCAGTCACCCTGGTGATTTGGTTGCGGATTT